CTTTTGCTTGTCCGATTTGCTGAACTTAACTTCAAATTGAAAATCTAATCCGTGGATCGTTGCCCGAATATCCGCGGCCCCTTTCGTTGATGTTCCAGGTGTCCATGTTCCAGTTCCAATTACCCGAGTCCGGCCAACAACATCCTTGAATGATTTCTTATCATCTCTATAAACTCCTGTGGTGGTTATCTTCTGGGCGTGGAATCCAGATAGTTTAATAAATTCAATCAGTAGTGCTTCCATCTGAGCTGCAGACTTAGGTAGTTTGACTTCAATTACTGCATCGAAATAGCCTGTTTTCATCGCGGCCGGATAACGTTTCGATTTATCGGTTAACCTGAGTTGCTTTAATTCGGTGGCGAAGTTCATTGGATTAGTTGTTTATCTGCGGTGCCTAAGATCAAAAGTAATTTCTTTCAATCTATCATTGACTTTTTCTTGAAATTTAGTAAGGTACTTAAACCTCTTGGTTGATTGCACCGTTTTAGTTCTATCTTCGTAAATATATCGTGCAATATCTACAAGTTCTCGAACCGTGAAACTGAATCCGCTATCGGATAAAACAGGTGTTGCTACTTTCTTTTTAAATCCACACATATCTATATTTTTTAGCGTTGTTTAAACCTTTTAACTGCGTTATCTCTTTTAATCTCTTGAATCCAATTTAAAACCTGAACTATTTCTATTTGCTCATATCCTTTTCCACGTATCTTTATTAACCTTCTTTCTAATTCTTTCATACCATTATCTGTTTTAACTGTGTTGAATTATACTTTGTTTCCTGAATTACTCCATTCACTTTTATAGTGTGCTGTACCTGATCTATGCCTTTACCGGTTGATTTAGTGGCAATAATTTCTATTTTGTTGCCTTTGGTGGTTGTGAAAGTTTGTTTTAGCATAATTAAATGTTTCTAAATATTTTTAATGGCCTTCCGTATGTCGCCGCCCCAGGTATGTCCATTGGGGTGTATCTAATCATCTTGGATATTTCATATGTGTAGCAGTTCTTTAAAATATTACGAATTATGATAGTTGTTATTTTATTGTTCTTTAAGAAAAAGTGTTTTTTAATGTCAGTTGGCGTTACCATAACATAATCTGAATTTGTTTGTAATAAATACAAATCAATAACACCCATAATTTCATCCTTAAACGGATAGTTCTTAGTTCCCTTTTTTACATCATTAATCTTGCTGTTCGCTCTATTTACATAGCTTATTAAATAATCTTTTTGTACATTTGATAACGCTGTAAATTTATTTATAAACCTTAAATCTTTATCGCGTTTGTTGATTTCAGAATTTATTTCCAATTCTCCAATATTAAAAAACTCACCATTCATTCGTACTGTTGTATATTTTTTATGCAATTCATTTTCTAACATTGCTGGGCTATCAGTTTCTATTACTCCACAAACTTTCGCGCCTGTCGGTGAGTATGTTTTGAATGAATTAAATCTATCATCAACAGATTCACTGTTATTAGTCATCCCAATCTTAATTCCATCAATTCCATTGTGCTTAAAAAAATATACAAATCCCATAATTTCAATGTGTTAGTGAATATCCAACAAAGATAAGTAAATTTATATTAATTAACAAATTTTTATTAAGTTAGTTATTGTAAAGTTTTGTTCCAATTTTGTTACCTGCTAACTACTTAACTATTACTATATTATATATAATATTATAATAAAGTAACAAAGTAACAGTGCTTTTCGTATTCTTACGGGATCTGCCGCAATGTTTACAATCACCCATTTTGTTACCTTTTTGTTAAAACGGTATTTCATTAGCTTTTTGGATTAAATTTTCACTGTTAAAAAAGTCATTGCTTTCAAATTTAAACGGCCTACCTCGTTGGAAATCAACCCCATTGAATGGGCTATAATACAAAACCTTCTCTGATGGTTCCCGCTCAAACTCCAACTTTATTACCCTTCGTATGTAGTTACGATCAATATTATTATTGTTACAAAAAAACTTATCCTTGATGTCTCCGGGTGTACAAAGGCACTCTTTTTGCTCAGAATTAAGAAAATAATGCGTAAACAATTCGATCAATTCTTTGTACAATCCCGATCTACTTTCCTTCTTTGCCGCCTCAAGATACTCGTTTTTTATCTGATCCGGCGTCAGCACCATACGTGATAGCGAAAAATCAGGATCGTTCATTGTTTTGAGATAGTCAACGAATGCTGGGATCTCTGAAATCATATCATTAAGTATGTTATGGTTTACTACCTTGGGTGTCCCTAATCGCCTGATCCAAAATCTGATTTCCTTATCATCAATCTTCATAAATTTATCTTCGTTGTTCGATGCCATGATGATTTTGCCGAAAAATGGAAGTTTGAACTGTGCCACTTGTTTGATGTTAACTGATATGAATTTCTTTGTTGCCAGTGATTTGATTTTTTCAACTGCTATCTGCTTATCAAGTATTGTTTCATCGATAGCAATTATGTTTGAAGTGGCAAATTCACCGTTAAAAGTACTACCGATAACATCCGGTTCAATCATAACCATGTTTGCACCGAAGATCATATTCAACCAATCAAGAAACGTACTCTTACCTGTCGCGCGTTCAGATGACACCAACACAAGTATAGGTAGGGCTTTCTTTGGATAGGAATACATTACCTTTAAATAGGTCATACCTGATTTAAACTGTGATCCAAATACCTGCTTTAATAGTACCAACGTCCACGGCCATTTTCCCGCACTTGGAGTATGTGGAAAATCATTGTACATATTGTAATTGTTTGCAATTACCCGGCTGTTACCGTTGTTGTTTGGATCAATTACGAAATCATCAAACTGCTGAATCGTGTACATGTATTTTTTATCATGATCGAAAAGCAACGTTTCTTTATTCCATTTTTTTAACTCCGTTCTGACTATCCCAAACCTATCCGGCTTATTAATAATCTTGAAATACTCGGTCCCAACACGAATATAATCTTGTGAATATTTACCTCTAGATTTACCCTTAATTTCTTGAATATCCATTTTTAAAAGTTTTTTCGGCTGATGCTAATATTACTTTTGTTTGTTGATTAATTTCATAGAATAATGTCAGGTCTGGACCCATAAAGTTTTTCATTGTAGATGAGTCTTCTTTGAGCTGCTCAATGATAGTCATCAACTCAATATTATCTAATTCCATTTGGCAAATGTATTTTTCAATGAAGTTATAGAATGCAATTATCCGTTTTATTTCCGGCTCGTTGTTCTTATCTTGGTATAATAGATTTGAAAGTGAACGTTTCAATTCTTTGGTATGACTTTCAAAGGAAAGTACTAATTCATTTAGATAGTTGTATTTATCCATAGTTGTAGGATTAACCCCAATAAAAAAGCACCAACCGTCAGTCGCCAGACCCGGGAGGTGCTATTAAATTGGATGTAATTTTTTTTATTCATGGCGACTGATTGAATTACAAAGATAACAATTTATTTGGTTATTTCACATACTTCTTTAAGTAATTTAAACATCATGCAAGTACCGTCATCCTTAACTAATGTATCAAGTATTTGTGTGGCCACCTCGTTATTTGCTGCATCATAATTGTACAAGTTTTGCACTAACGCGATTGGGCACGGCTCATCGAATAACTTACATTTACTGCATTGGTCATCAAAGGCCGCGCTATCTCCACTGTTGCTAAAATATGCCATAGTTTTATTTATTTGGTTATTGCAAAGATTAAATTAATTTGCATGGCTTTGTTTCTTTCTTTGATATGAACAGTTTTCTCAAAGGTACTTTGCGCCTATAATAACTCCACGCTTTGAAGATCAATGCAGGGTAGTGCCATAACGGAACTTTCTCATCTGAACTATTTTTTATTGACATCAGTTTTTCCCGGAGTGCATAAATAGGATCATCGGAATTGAGATTTTCACCGGTTGAAAGTTTACTGTAAAAGTGTTCGGCTTGATCTAAATTTATTTTCCGCAAATGCCAAAAAGCAAATGCCATAACGCTCAATCCTAGTATCTTTTTTGATTTTGTTCTGTACTTTAAACAGAAAGAAACAGTCTCATCTATTTCAGTTTTGTTTTCCTGATAGTACTCAACAATCATAGCATTGTTAACGGTTCGTCTACTTGTAGCTGATTTATAAACGTCTTGAGTTACTTGACCAGTACAGCGACTCCACGAAGTCATATTCGCACCTAATGTAGTTTTAATAATCTTAACAATAAGTGTGCTAGTTAAACTAGCTGTATCATGAGTTAAGCCCTCAATAGTTAGTACGTCTATCCCCTTACGGCCTTTCCCGGTATCAATTGATTTAAATACATCATTATTTATTCCTGTAATTACAAGTAAGTCCTGTGAAATGTTGGCTATGATTATAGCATTTAATCTGGTCTGACCGTCTAATAGTGTGCCATCATCTGCAAAAATAATAGGTACACCGTTAAACTGCCAGTAACCTTCAATCATATCAAATGCGTAAGCACTCGCATATGCTTTCGGTAATGCCCTGTTATGATCGTTCTTTTCGAGCATTTTTCCGGCCTGTTCAGGTGTGATGTTTACAATTCCGGCTTTTATGCCATGTCCTAAATCTTTTAATAATTCGTGTTTCATGTTTAATTGTATTATGTGAATAAATGATTATTTTGATTTAAAACCAATCCCAGACCACAACCACGAGGCCCGGAATTGGTGGATTACATGTTAAAACATTTCTTTTTGATTATTTTCAAACCTATTCTTAACGCCGATCATGTTTTTAATAGTTTGGTTGTAATAACTTTCTTTTAATTCTATTCCTTTCGCTTTGCGCCCCATGCTGACAGGGCTGTAAATCTCAGAACCAACCCCCATAAATGGAGTCAATATGACCTCACCCGGATTTGAATATAACTCTACAATCCTATCAATGACATCTAATTGTAACGGGTGAACGTGCTTTTCGTCATCCCCTTCTCTAGCTGGTTTAAATTCCAACACATTCCGGTTCCTGATATCATCCCAAACGGATGAGGCGTAACGCTGCCAAATGATATGAGCTTTTTTGTTTGTCTTATGGTCAGCCCATTGTTTGTATTTTATCAGTATATGATCCCATGAGCCATATTTACGCTCCATTTCCGGGAGCAATGGAGTTGACCCGGCATAATAATCTAACCCGGTTTTGTGAGTCACAGGTATTTTATTTTCCCCGCCTTTTCTAAAAATTAAAACATAGTCAGGTATTGCAGTATAACACTTAGTTGAGTCCTCTACAATCTGCTTATGCTTAAGGCTATTTACCATAGTCCTAGTTCTGACCTCTAACGGTTCCTTCCATATCGTTATCCTATTGTTGTAAGAAAAACCATATTTCAAATGAAGCTTAATAATCTCATGTGGAAAGTCCCACAATGTGTGAGCTGTTGTATGTGTAATTACATCAGAACAATGTACCGCCGTTATCCTGCCGGGTTTTGTTACCCTCGCTACCTCTTTAATCAAAAATTCAAATTGTTGCAAAAACTGCTCTTTTGATTCACAGTTCGAAAAGTCATTTTCACTTGAACTGTATTGGTAAAGCCCGGCGAATGGTGGGGAGTAAACCGAAAGGTCAATACTTTCCTTTTCTAGTTCTGGTAAAACGTGCATGCAATCTCCGTTATACAGTGAATAATTTTCTGTATGATCTTGGTTAATAACCTTCATAATTAAATAAATTTAGGCGTTAATATTTCTTTTTCAAATTTGATTTTCTCAACCTTTAATCCTTTGTTTAATGTCGTATTTAAACTGTCAAATAACTGTATTGCTTTTTCTGTTTTTAACAAAAGCGCATCAATAACCCGCTTTTGACCGTCTGATAAAACAAGATCAGCGTAAACAGGTTTTGTTTGCCCAAACCGCCAAAATCTTCTTATTGCTTGATAGTACTGCTCATAACTCCATGTTGGGAAATAAACAGTATGGTTACAGTGCTGCCAGTTTAGACCGAACGAAGTCATTTTTGGTTTCGTGATCAGCTTTTTTATTTCACCATTACCGAACGCTAATAAAAGTTCCTCCTTTTTTTCAAGTGGCATTGATCCTTTTATCTGGAACGCGTCCTTATCAAGTTTTTGCAGTAAATCACCTTCATCATTGAAATTACACCAATAAACAGAAATATCATGACTTTCTGCTAATTCAACTGCTTTATTGCATCTATTTTCAATTGTTAGCTTTTGCTCTATCCTGACTTCTGTCATTGTTTTTGCCACTATTCCAAACATCATTATCTGACCATCAATAACCCAATTTTTATCATTCCTTACATAGTTATGATTTAGTATTAATTCAGGTAAAATAAATTTAGTATCATCAAATCCCAGGTCAGAAGGTTTCCGCATTGAGATCGACCAACCAGATACCCACTTGAAAAAGTCATTTTTTGCATGTGGTTTAAGGTACCACTTTGTCGCAATCTCTTGCGGCCTTATGTTGTTTTCATTGTTAGCAAAAAACCTGCTTAACATTTCCATATAACCCAACTCTCCCAACGCTTCCGAACTTGTGCCCAATTCAATAAAGTCGTTAGGACTTGGTGTCGCTGTAAATAGAAATCTGTACTTTACTTTTTTAAGAAATGTAGTTACATGATTTTTTATTGCGCCTTTGAAGTTTTTTAAAATACTGCTCTCATCTAGTATAACGCAATCAAAATCATCATGATTAAATTTATCCAAACGCTCATAATTGCAGATCACAATATCAGTATTATATTTGCCATCTTTTGAATACATTATTGACGCATCCAAATTGAATTTTTCGGCCTCCTTGATGAACTGGAATGCAACGGCTAAAGGTGTTATTATCAGTACTGGCTTATTCGTGTGCCTCCGATAGTTCACAGCTGTTGTAAGCTCAATTATTGTCTTACCTAATCCAGTGTCAAGGAATACAGCGCACCGACCTTTTTTGATTGCATACTCTGATACATATTCTTGGAAGTCAAATAATTTATCAGGTAGGTATTTAATTTCAATTCCATGATTTATTGATGAGTGTTGTTTCGATTTTAAAAATTCCTTATAATCCATCCGTGTAAATTTTAATTAGTCAATAAAGCAAATGTAACAAAATACCTGTTGTGTGAATGTTAAAAATGGTTAAATTGATACCCAATTACATTCAGGTCTCCCAAACGGCCCCATCGTCTTAATCCCGGTCTTAACCAACTTCCCTTCATTCGTCAGATCAGTTATCCCGCGTCTAATTGACCAGACAGGCGTATCAGGCCGCCCGTATTCAATATGCACCCGTGAAGGCGGCATCGGTTCAGCAACCCGCCTGAATATAGCTAATATCTTCTTTTCTTGTGTTTCGTTTTTCATAGTCTCACATTTAAATAGTTTACATAATTCCCTTCGCTGTCAACTTCGTTCCACCTGTGATCAATCAGTGAGTCGTATTCCCATTTGGCCAATCCCTTGCCCCATATCGGGATATTGGTATTGATTACTTTATCATTCACCTGGTAGATTCCTGGTGATATTGTTTTTATTTTCATATCAGTTCTTGGTTTTGGTGAATATTTCCGATAACTTCATTATAATTTAGTTCGCTTCCAAACATCAATCTTGGTAACTCCCTAATATCTTTAACAACACTTCGAAATAAATCATTTGAAGCGTACCGGCTACTTTCAACAACGTCCCCCTCATAAATCTCCTTTCCATTCTTGTCGTTTAGTCCGGTGTATTGCTCTGGAATTGCACTATAAACATCATTTCCAGGATTAAACCATTGATAGCCATCCCTCACGGGATGACCGTTATCAATTGATACATTGTGCCTATATTTAATTCCATTCCAGGCTCTAAATTTTATAGTTCTCATTAGTACAATAATTTAATTACTTCGTTTAATACAAAATCCCGATCCTCATTTAACTCATTCAATTGTGTTTCATCCATTGGCACCCCGTCAAGATCGGCAGCTGATATGAAGGCATCGACGAAATCCGGGGCATCGTTTGTATTGATGTCATCTATTTTGATGTTATCTATCATTTCCTACCCTCCCTTTGGAATCTCTGGTGTAACTTTTCCCTGTATATCTTGCTGTTCTTCCGTTTGATTGACATAGCCCGGTTGAATATTAACAGCGTAATAATTGTGACGGCTATTCCGATTAGGTATGTCATAACGATTTCAGTATTTGAGTGACATAATCATTCATTGCAATACATCTTTGCAGTAGATTGTCCTGATACAATTGGTCAGGTTCAATCCTGTAAACCTTCGCTTTTAACTTGTCAGAAAATTCAGGATTGAATGTCATAAAATCACAACATTTCGCACCAGTTACCATCATTTGAAACTGTACCTGAGCATAGTAATTGTCAGGTATTCCATTCATAAGATAATCCAAATGTGCTTTTGGTTGTGGGCATTTGATTTCAAGTAATACCCAATCAGCCACGCCATCCGGTGTGCATCCAATGAAATCATAACCGGGCATAGTTACAAACCCCGGCAGTTTAACCTTAACATTTCTCGATTTCTCATAAATCAATCGCGCATCAGGCTCCCTCTCGATACCAATTTCCATTTGCCATGATGTGAAATTATCCTGTACTATTCCAAGTCGCGCCAATACTAATTCATTAGCATACGTTAAAGCCATTTTGCCGAGTTCGTTTGTTCTACCTTTAGCCTGTACAGCAAATGCCTGAGATGCTGTAATTTTGCCCCGTCTGTCCGGATATTGTTCGTTTATGTTCATACTGTTACATTTTTATAGTTTCCTTTAATCCTGATTGCCTCCACCTGCTGACCAAACGCTGAAACCGTCTGTGTCGTAAGTGTAACCTGTTGCCCGATCCAGTCCTCGATATAAGGTGAACCAGTTACCTCTGCAATTTTCTTCGCGTTGGTTTTGTTCAGGATCATACCTTTTTTAGCTCCTTTGAATTTCAAGACTGTAACGGTTTCCTTTTCTTTACCGTTAAATGTTTCGTCCTGATCAATTGATTCAATTGTAACTGTAACGTTTTTTTCTAGTTCCTCGGCAGATATAAACCGATAGTCAAAACTTTTCTTCCAATGTGTTTTCGTGTCGCTCATTATAATTGTTTGTTTAATTTATTAATACATCCATTTAAGGAATCTATTTCATTTGTATATTTATCATTCAACCATATGAAAGTTCCGGGATAGTCTTTAAGTGAATCATAAAGAATCTCCCTTCTCCTTATGAAGTGGCTAATTGCAGCAATCACTTCTAATTTATGAGCATATTCTTTTGTCAGTTCATCCAACTCAGGCCGGCCTATATCGCATTTTCTTATTCTCATATCGGTTAGTTATTAGTAAGTGGCTCATAAAATGATACGAATACCTGGCAATTATTAATTGTCAATGAACATCCCATTTTGCCGTCCCTTTTACATTTGTTTATATATGAAATTTGAGACTCATCAAGTTCATTAGTGAATTTAATCTCACTAGACTCTTTCAATATTTTCGTGATATGTTTAGGTTCTTCAGTATCTGAACAGCCCAATACACACGCTAATATTAAAAATATTACGCTTAACCTGTTTAAAATTTTCATATTCTTATTTATTAGGATCTAAAATTGCCTGTAATTGTCTCATAAGAGGTGAGTGCTTCATCCTGTAAGTATTACTGTTTACCCGAATCCACTCATCAGGTTCGTTGTCTGGATTGTTTAAATACCCATCCATGCAACCATGGCACAACACCAGATCGTGCCAGTATAGCCCGATTACATTAAACATTCCGTGTTCAAAATCGGTGTATCCGCATTCATCACACTCGGCTGCATCAATCGGTTCCTGATTACTTGGATGGTCAGGGTTTCCAATTCCGCAGTAGTCGCGGTCGTAGTTTGGTATTGTTTCCATGCTATTTAGTTTTTAATGATTTCAGCTTCGTATCCTAATTTTTCAGCCGCTCTTTTACAATGTTCAGCACTGTTGAGCGTGTCCCATTTTAGGGTTTTGGTGCCGGTTGGTTTTTTTATTATTACTTTGTATTGTTTCATAATTTATTCGTATTTGTTATTAAACAAAAGTAAACCAACCGATACGGTAATGCAAATTTGATTTCATAAAATTTGTTAAAATTAGATTATTGTTTGAATCTCATAATCTGATAGATTATTGTAATAAAAAAAGGCCAGCCAAATTAATGACCGGCCTACTAACCAAAACGAACACGAAAAAAGAAAAGGATTATTCCCGGCCCCGCTTACCCGTAATTCGGATATTCGCGGCACCTGATATTTTACTATTTGGATTCATGGATTTAATATCGGCTCCCCATTTTTTAGGTTCAAACCATCTCCTTAAAAAGAACTTTCTATTTTTAAACCAGTGCATTAGTATTACTACTTCATCCCGGCTTTCATAATCAAGTATCTCCAGCTCTCCAGATTTAACAGCTATCGACAAGTCCAGCCACTTACTAACGAACGGGGCCAGCTTAGTTATAGTATCTGATTCCCTTATGATAATTGTATCCATAACCGGGATGTAAATAGGCTCATATCTCACAATAGTTTTAACTGATAATAGATGTTCCAACTCCCTATTTCTAATGCCTAAGTTTTTACTTTCCTGGAATAAGGCGTTAATTGTGCTGTCAGTTGTTCTCCTCAAGTCCTGTAACGTTAATTGCTTCTCCTGAATAGTTATCGCATCTTGACCTGTTTTGTCCTTAAATCGCTTAATTTCGCCTTTGTAATTCTGTTCCCATCGAACTGCAATATCTTTTTCGCGTTCATAGCGTTTGAGTATAATCCAATTTGATAATATTAAGCTCAGGATTATTGCCCCGGCAAATATCCAACGCTTATTTTTAAGCAGAAATAGTTTAATGACAGCAATCATAATATTTCAATCTGGATTACATCCTGATCAATTTTACGGGATAAAGCCCCCATTGTCATAGTCGAATTAACGACATCAATTAAGCCATCCTTATTTAAATCATGCTTTTTATTCCCTACCAAAATGCAGCCCAAAATATCAAAGTTAAAGTTTCCTTTGTGCATCAAGATACCAGACCGGCCTTCAACATCTAGAAACCTTAACACCCAACCGCGCTCATCATCGAACTCTTTGGCGGCAAAATAAATGCCTTTTGGAATGCAGCTAATATTTTTCATATTGTCATCCCATTCAAGCTCTAAAGTAAAGCATTCGAAAACTATTTTCTCACCATCGAATAAAAATAGTTTACCCTCTGTTTGTTCCTTCTTATAAAACTGCCTTATGATTTTGATTTTGCTATGTGTAGCCGGCATGTTACCTCCATTTTATTTACAGTTTTTTCAATGCAAAGTATCCGTTTCTCAATCTCAGTAAACCGCCCCCTTTTCGAGTCTAAACGGCTCTCAATACCCTGAAACCGCGTTTCAACTCTAGTTTCAATTTCTCTTATGGCCTGATTCTGTAACTGGCTATCAGTTTTAAGCTCTCCAATCTGTTCTTTTAAATCACCTATTTTAACCTGTATAGATTCAAGCCCGGACAATATCGCTTTTTTGAAATCATCAAAACCCTTTAGCCATCGTTTTGCAGCAAATGCAATAATTGTAATTGCAGCGATAATAATAAACCCTGCTGCACTGAATAAGATACCCGTTGCTTCGCTCATTGGTGTCATTTTACTTTAGGAATAATAAAAGATATTTCACTCCTCGTGTTGGACTTGAAATCAAATATTATCGCTTTTATTTTATCCTTAGACCCGTCAAAGGTGCCTCTATTTTCAAATACGTTTATATTAAAATATCTCTTATGGCTATCCTTAATAAACCAAGGCCCATACGTGCCGACCGTTATTAAACGCCTATTGGAAGCAAAGCGCTTTAATTGCAAGGATACTTTTTTACGTGAATCGACAACTAAATTATTATTTTCATCAGCCCCAATTTTTAGAAATTCATCAGCGTAAAATACTTTTATAAAATTATGCGTAAAATCCAATAGCGGAAATTTATCAACAATAATAGGATCTGGTTTTGGTTTCACAACTGGGACGTATACAGGCGGCGTATAATTATCCAAATCAATAGCCCCCTCAGGCAATGGGGGTTTTGATAATGTGTACTTTAAGAAATAAAATGTTCCTATGGCATCGCACTTACTGTAAGGTGTAACATTTACTTTTATGATAATATTATTTTTATCATAATCTGAAAGTGAAGGATAATAGTATGTCCCACCACTCAATAACTTTTTTAAAAGCCCGTCACCTTTTATAATTTCAAGTCCGTAGTCACTAAAAAACCTGACCTTACCTTGTACGCGGAAATTCTTATTTTTAATATATCTACACCTTAACTTCCCTAATCCAGTATGACATGACAGCCAATGAGATTCAAAATTAATACTAATCGTATCGCCATACTCCACTGGAAAAACTGGACACTGCTCAAACAGCCATTCAGCATATTGCGTAGGATAAACATCAAATGTTTCATGTGTAATTATGATTGAGTCAATCACATAAAAACTAAGCGGATACCACTTCCACCCCGTCGCACTGCTTAATCTATTATTAACTTCGTGCGGATATGCTCTGTACGCTTTACCATCCTGCCATATTCCCATATTAATATTCTGACCGTAATCAAACCCATCTTTTTTAACATTACCAAGTCCCGGCGGGTCTTGGCCAAATGGGATGGATGTGCGCCCTTGACAACTTACAGTTATGCCCAGTTTGTTAGCAACCGTATCAATTTTCCGGCTGTTCACTAATCTGGCCGAATCGTTATCTATGTAATATAAAAACAGGTAACTATCAACAGGCAACTGATTTTCAACATTAAAAATAGTTATACTTGGGTTGTCTCCGTGCCGCATCGGGGGCGGTATCTCCTGAGCTGTTCCGCATAGCTTAACGGCTAAAACAATTGTAACGATCAGTGCAATTGCTAATAATACAGGTGCAAAACTTTTTAGTGTTCTCATTTTAGTTTAGTTTTAATTATTTCGGTAACGTCTTTAGCAAGTCCGGCAATCAATAGAATGGCGCAAAGTACACCACCCACAACCAATACCCTGTAGTCATCCAAGGTATAAAATCCAAACCCGGATAAAAACATTGCTGCCATTGTAGCAAGCCCAGCCCAGGTGCCGGTAAACCTTCGCCAAAATCCTAATTCACCTTTTGATTTTTCCATGATTATTCAAATATTCGTTTATGATAATTAAGTAATTGATACAATGATAACGTTCGCTTCATATCTTCGCCCGTTGTATATATGTAATTTTTCACAAAGAAGTAGCCATACTCCTCACCGGTGTATGGGTTTTTAAGTTTGTCGCCCGCTCTTAAATACCTCTTGTAAGTTTTCTCCTTCGAAAAATAGGATGTATCAGATAGTTTCAGCTCTTTAGTTAAAGTTATAAAACTAACTAATTGATACGGATTGTCGGCATCAATGAATTTTTCATGATACCATCTGTAAAAAATAGTATCATTACTAAACTGCACTGTATCCGTATGGATCAACGTTTGCCCAACCCCAGCAAATGGGATGAGTAATAATAATAGAATTAAGTTTTTCATATCTTTATTAATTATGTACTTTGGTTATTTTAATTATTCCATTTTTTAATTGTGCTGTACCGCTTCCATCGCCCTTTATTTGCAATAAAATTTCATCACCAGCCGCGCAAACAAATGATGCGACTGTAATAATAGTGCCATAATCGTCAGTTCCTTCACCTGTAATCGCTCCAGCGACTGGCATTCCAGATGTTTGTGTTTTATTATAAAACCGGATAGATACGGTTTCGTTATAATCGCAACTTAATGTATTTGTTGCTATAAAATCATAGTGACCCGCTCCGGTTATTGTGATTGTATCATTCGATTCTGTAAAGCCATCGCTATGATCATTAATCCACAAGCTATCACCAATATTTGAAAGGTGATCCCATTCGGTTGAATAACTGTAAGAAACCGTTGAATCTCCGTAATAATGAAATAAATGAATGGCTTTATCCGGGCTAATGTACTGAGTAGTTCTGATATCGCCAGTTGTTACAAATCCACCCGCGTAAACTGTCGCGCTTGAATCCTCAGCCATCATAACAGATATTACATTGTCATCCCCCAACGTCACGGTATTTACCCCATTCCCGATCGCATTGGCCCCTATTACCGTTTGATTTGTCTGGTCATCCGCAAAAGCTTTAGTATTATATCCTATAAATGTTGAATTACTTGCTGTTGTTAATACTGCTGACCCAACAAAACCTAGTCCAGCAGATTTACCTATTGCCACATTACCGACCCCTGTCGTTAGTTGTTGCATAGAGTAGGAACCAACTCCGGTATTATTTAGCCCGGTTGAATATTGCAGGCTTCGATAACCGACCCCCGTACTTTCGTCTGTTGTGGTGGCTGATAATGATAAATATCCTATCCCAGTATTATAATCTCCTGATACATTCGTATTCAATGACCCCGACCCTATGCCGATATTTGAGTCGCCGCCAACATTAGCACCTAACGCCGCCGATATTGCAATATTATAATCTCCTGTTGTATTGTCATCAAGGGCTAAATATCCTATTGCAATATTCTGAATACCCTCGGTGTTTGATAATAGAGCTGCTGAACCAATCGCGGTATTACCGGGCCCTGTAAAATTACCTCGCAAAGCACTGTAACCTATTGCTGTGTTATTTTGTGCCGCCTGATTGAACCGCAATGCATTAGATCCTATTGCCGTGTTATAGTTTGTAGTGTTTTCCATTAAGGCATTAGCTCCAATAGCGGTATTATTAGCACCTGTAATCGTTATTCGCCCGGCTCTATACCCAACAAATGTATTATAATTATCCGACCAGTCATCTCTATATCCTGCGCTGTCTCCTATGAACACGCCTCCGCCCGTCCCGTGTACTTCGATTCTCCCAACTATATCTAATTGCGCCTTAGGTGAGGCCGTACCTATGCCGATAGAATCAGTTACTGTTTTTGTATAAACAGAACCACCTGACCTATCCCATAGCGAAGTATCTGACACCGTACCCACATAATCAACAACAGCCGAAGCGGTAATCAGCGCACCATCAGAATTGATAACAGTATTTAAAATAGAATCTACAAATACAGACTGACTAGCAAATGATAAATCGTTTTCAACATAAACATTGTCCAAATTAAGCACAATTGAACCGCCATCAATTTGACTTTTACCAGATGTATTTTCGTAGAAATCTGTTGTACCGTTCAAACTGAACTTACCTCCATTAATTTCGAATAATTCAGATGGTGAGGCCGTACCTATGCCGATAGAATCAGTTATAGTTGATGAGTATAAATGTCCCAGAGTCTTATCCCAGTATTGGCCCGTCGAGATAATATAAAAAGATGCCTCTACGTCGCGAATGACGTTGGCTTTCGAAATGCTTTTAATTGCTATACGCAATACAGCGGCTTCAACATCATACACCATTGTACCTTTCGAAATGTTTTCATTAAACGTAGTTCTATTATCAGCGACTCGGACCAATTTAACGGGCGTTATCTGTGAATATCCATATAGTGTCATTACACACAAAATGATTCCGAGTATTTTTTTCATTCCTAATAGTTATATGTTACAACGACAATATCATATTGCAAAACAGCTATGTCAATTTCAAGCGTTCCTGCCGTGAGGGTGTAATTCGCCGGGTCAAGCATGGACCCATTCAAAGACACCGTTGCCCCGGCTGTTTGAGCGGTTTGGGCTAATTCGTGCTCAGTGGCCGTCCCGCTCGTTTCTTCAAACTTTTCAGTGAATAGTGTAAAATTTGCTTCTGCACCGCTTTCAATGTTTAGCATCGTCCTGACTTGCGTCGCTGTTAATTCCTCAACAACCCCATCAGCGCCAGATACCCTCCCTAATATACGCTCATCATTTATAACGTTCTGTATTTTCGCATAAGTAACAGCAGCATCCAAAATGATATCAGTTGTTACGGCATTGTCAGCTATATTTACCTCTTCAATAACTTGCTCATCAATAGTCCATGTTACCCCGGATGCTGACACTGTAATATCTCCCTTATCACCATCTGTAACTCCTATCTTTGCAGTGTTAGCCGTAATTGAATCATACAATGCTGCTGTTGCGAATCCAGGGTGTGAAGTGCTTACTTTTTGGCCATTAGCGTAATCAATTGCTATGTTCCCAGCTGTTGCATCAAAATCAGCGGCTGCAAATGACGCGAGACCCTCAGTGGCTCCATCATCAACAGCAAGCGGAATTATAGCATTATTACCATTTGTGATTTCCACGGTATGTGTCCCAGCGGTATAGCTTAAATCTTGATCACCACCACCTGTACTACTTACCAGAGTAAAATTAGCTGATCCGGATGTAAGCGTTAATGTATGTACTACCGCAGCATTTGCTACATACAATAGATCAGCGTTAATATCGTAGACCAATTTGCCAACGGATATATTTACACCCATTGCAGTGGTGGCGTTCGCGATCCGTAAAACTTCGGTCGGAACTACCTGTGAAAATGCCAATATACTAATCAGCATTAAACTTAAAAACAAACTTACTTTTTTCATAATATTTACAAATTTAGTTAATTATTGTTTAATAAAAAAGTTATCATATTGTTTTGTACTGAGCGATAGGACTAATGTCGTTGTGCCTTCCCCGCTCCATTGTGCCACTTTAAGTAGGCTTCCATTTAAAAAAACCAATGAGTTCGCACTAATTGTAAACCCTACTGCTATATTAGTTTCGGAATCGGCCAATTGTTTTTCATAAGTACTTCGAAAACTGCCTACATAATCAAACACCGCCCCCGAAGTAGGTATATTAGTATCTGAATCGGT